CTACGAACCGGGTTCCACCTTCAAGGTGGTGGTGGCGGCGGCGGCGCTGGAGCACCTGGTACGAATGGTACATCTTCCGCCGCAGGCGTTGGCGGAGATGGTTTACAATGGTTAGATGGTAATTATTATGCAGGTGGTGGCGGTGGAGGCCGCAACCCTAGTAGTGGAACCTCTGGTGCTGGTGGCATGGGCGGTGGCGGCGCGGGTAATTCTTCCGCATCCATTAACGGCTCCCCCGGCTCAACCAACACAGGTGGAGGTGGAGGCGGCGGATATTATTCCGCAGTTACACCAACAGGTCAGCCGGGTGGTTCGGGTGTTGTAATAATAAGGTATCGGGATAGTCTACCCCCAGCAGCAAGTACAACAGGAAACCCCACGATTAGTTTATCTGGCGGCTATAGATATTATAAATTTACGGGCACAGGCTCAATAACTTTTTAAGAGGTAAAAATGGCACATTTTGCACAATTGGATGAAAATAATGTAGTTGTGAACGTTATCGTTGTATCTAACAACGAGTTATTAGATGAAAACGGTGTAGAGCAAGAATCTAAGGGCGTTGCTTTTTGTCAAAGCCTTTTAGGTGGAAATTGGGTTCAAACAAGCTACAACGGAAATATTAGAAAAAATTATGCAGGTATAGGTTACACCTACGATGCAACAAGAGACGCATTTATTCCACCACAACCATTTCCTTCATGGACATTGGTAGAGGAAACGGCTCAATGGCAACCACCTGTTGCTTATCCGAATGACGGAAAAGTATATACGTGGAATGAAGAAACCGTTTCTTGGGTAGAAGTAGTACCACAGTAATTTTTACATTGCGCTAGGATAGTAAATGCCGTTAACAAGAATTAAAGCATCCGGTATTGATAATACAGTTAGCCTTGGCGGCACCGCTACACTAACTGTTGGACCTACATCTAGTCGTCCAGGGTCACCTACTAACGGACAGATGTATTTAAATAATACAACCAATTATGTTGAAGTTTATTACAATGGATCATGGAAAAAAGTAAATTTTGTTGGGGGTATTTCTGCAACGGGCGGGACTATAAGTACTGCAGGTGGGTATAAGTATCATACTTTTACCTCATCTGGATCTTTTATTGTAACAGATGCAGGTAGTATTTCTACAATAGATGTACTAATTGTCGGCGGGGGCGGCGGAGGTGGCGGCTCTGGTTATGCTAACACCCGCGGTGGCGGCGGAGGTGGCGGTGGCGCATTAGAATATACTGGAATTTCAGTTACTACTCAAACGTATACAATAACTATTGGTTCGGGTGGAAGTCAAACCGCAGGTTTAAGCGGCAACGGAGGTAACGGAGGAACTAGTTCGGCATTTGGTTATACTGCATTCGGCGGTGGCGGTGGTGGTACATATGGTGCTGCAACTCCTACGGGCACATTCTCATCTGGTGGCGGCGGTGGCACTGGTACAGGTTCAGCTGCCGCAGCAGGCACGGCAGGGCAAGGTTACGCCGGTGGTGCAGGTATGGCATATGTTAACAGTTCAGGTACGGCAGGTGGCGGTGGAGGTGGTGTAACTGCTGTAGGTCAAGCGGGTTCCAGTTCAACCGGGGGTAACGGTGGTGCTGGTTATACATCGCCTAGTTTATTCACAGCATTTGGATCATTTGGTGGTGGTGGCGGTGGTGGTGGTGGCGTAACTGCAGGGGTAGGTGGTACTGGTGGCGGCGGGGCTGGTGGAGCGAGCAGCGCGGCGGGAACAAACGGTACAATAAACACCGGCGGTGGTGGAGGTGGCTCATCTTCAGCAGGAAGCAATCCAGATGATAGAGCCGGTGGCGCTGGCGGTTCAGGCATAATTATTATACGCTATCCTGTATAAGCTATAAATAAAAGACAGACCAAAAAAGGACCATGTAAATGGCTAAGCTAAAAGTATCAGAGTTAGTTGCGGCAACAGCAACTAACGAAACAGATGAATTATATCTTGTTCAGAATGGAACAAGTAAAAAGATATCTGTCGGCACATTCTTTGCTGACATATCCAACCCAAGTATCAATGGTAATGTGAAATTATCCGGGACACCCACCGTTCTTTCAGCACCGGGTTATATTAGTTTAAGTAATCATACAACATATCTTGATATTGATGCTGTTGGTGGTAATATCTATATTCCAAATGGTGTTGCGGGACAGATTAAAGTATTACTTGCAAATGTATCTGCAGGTGGAACATACACATTATCTGCAAATATTGCAGGCAACAAGACTGTAAGTTTCACAAACGTAGGTGACACTGCTACATTAATGTATAACGATAACAAATGGTTCGTTATAGGTGGAACAGCTAGTATTACATAATGTTAATTGATTGTTGTATTGAGCAAGAAGTAACATCCATAATGATTTTTGAGTTGACTGAAGAAAATTTTGTTATGTATGCTATGAAGAATTATGATAACCCTCACTGTAAGGGCATGACAGAATTCCTCGATGATCTAAAACGGTTTAAATATATCAAAAGGCTTTTGCGTAAATACAATGTAGGCAAGGATCTTAAAGAAAGATTAATACTAAACCATATCATTGTTTTAACTAATTTGTTCGGTGTTGAGGCGGCAACAAAAATGTTGTTCTACAAAACAGAAAAGAAGTTTTGGCCGCAGCTAAAAACATTCCTGGTATTTTTAAACTTCATGCCAGAGAATGTTTTTTTGTCTAAAGACGTGATAATTAAAAGTAGCGATATTGCACTAGATCATCAAATAATAAACGTATTAAGAAAAGTATAAAAATGGGACGATTCGTAGACTCAGTTATAGCTCTTAGAATACTAAGATTGCTTACTACACCTTTTGATCAAACTGACGCATATCGCCTTGGTATTATTGATGAAAAAGGCAATGAATTAAAAAAGATGCGAGATCTAAACACGGTTGAAGAGCGTGACGCTTATACCTTGTTACATAGACTTGTATATAGATTAAAGCGAATCATTGAAAAAGTACCACTACAGAACAAAAAACTACTATCGTTTGCAGCCGCTTATTCATTAATTAAAGAAAGCTTAGATGAGGGCAAAGAGCCAATCGATCTTGAAATGAGATTTATAAATAAATTAACGGAGAATCTTGATACTGAGATCTCCCTGGTTGAAGAATATTTAAACGACAATAAAATATTCACATTTAAACAATTTTCTGAAGAAATGGGCGCTGGCGCAGTTGCAGCAAACAATGCTGCAGCATCACCAGGTATTGCGGGTTTACCTCCAGATGAACCTCCGATGAGCAAGAAAAATCAGAAAAAGTGGGTAGCAAGTAATAAAATTTTTAGGAGAAAGTAAATGGAAGTAGTTTTATTTCTAGTAGTAATTGCAGCTGCAATCGGCCTTGTGTTTTTCTACAAGCGTGAATTGCCCGCAACCATCATTAAATTAGATCAGACACCATCTGAGCCACCAGCACCAGCTGCACCTGTTGCAGATGTTATGCCTGCAGAGCCAGTTAGTGTTAATCTAACACCCGATACTGTTAAATTAGCGGAAGAAGTTAAGGCTGAGCCTGCTCCTGCCCCTGCTAAGAAACAGGCAGCAAAAAAGACAGCAGCAAAAAAGACAGCTGGCGCTGCTAAAAAGAAGAAGTAATTATTAGAGGGGTTTCCGAAATGGCGTCGGTACAAGAGCGAGTTGGTATTCTCGAGACAAAAGTTGAAGTTATCAATGAAAAAATCGATGATATCAAATTAGACATCAAAGATGTTCATGAAGTTCTCGAAAAGAATAAAGACGAACTAAAAGAACAATTAGATAAAATGTATAATGCATCTTGTGAGCAGCATGCTATGTTAGCCAAAAAGATTTCAACCATTGAAAGTTTGAAAGAAAAATGGACATACATTGCGTTTGGTGCCGTCGCCACTGTAGGCGTATTAACGGGTAATTTTGACAAGATAATGTCATTATTCACTTGACCCCGTAACCGTTTTATTATAAAATAAGGCTCTGATGGAGCCTTACTATGTCATTATTTCTTGATCTAAAATACTTAAAATTGGTTAGTAACCGTTTACCGCTGTTCAAACAGAAGAGCGATAGACTGTACAATTGTCGTTGTGTCATTTGCGGAGACTCGACAAAGAATACGAGAAAAACTCGTGGTTACTTTTATCCAGTTAAAAATGATATGTTTTATAAATGTCATAACTGCGATGCATCTATGCATTTCGGGACGTTTCTAAAACAACTTGATACACTATTGTATAATCAATATTCGCTTGAACGATACAGTGAAGGTCTACCATTAAATAAACCTCACCAAAAGGTTGAGGACAAATTTAAAATGGCCGAACCTGTATTTGAAAAGAAGAATATTTTAGATGAACTATTAGACAGACTAGACACACTACCAGAAGACCATGAAGTCGTTCAATTTTGTAAAAAGAGAAAAATCCCTAAAGAAAGATTTAACTCATTATACTTTATTGACGATATCAGAAAAATTGAGCAGCTGTCAGAAAAATACAAAGATAAAATTAAAACATCCGAACCTCGGTTAGTCATTCCTTTCTATGACCAGAATGGTGTGTTAACAGGAGTAACTTGCAGAGCTATTCGTAATGAAGCCCTTCGGTATGTCACTGTAAAAATTAGTGAGGATAAGCCATTTATCTTTGGTCTTGATTCTGTTGATAAGTCTAAAAAGGTTTATGTAACAGAAGGACCTATTGATAGTTTGTTCATACCAAATGGTATTGCAGTTGCAGGTACTGCGTTTGGTAAATTGGAAACGACTGGTATTGAAAAAGATAAGCTTGTAGTTATTTTTGATAACCAACCAAGAAACAAAGAAGTAGTTAAACTCATTGACAGAACGATTGACAATAATTATAATGTTGTTATCTGGCCGCAGACCATGGGTGAGAAGGATATTAATGATATGGTTCTTGCGGGCAAAGATCCGTTGAAAATAATCAATAAGAACATATATAATGGTTTGGAAGCAAAAGTAAAATTAGTAGCATGGAAGAGGTGTTAAATGAAAGTTAAATTAATTAGTTGGTCTAAGCCTTCAAGAGAGCTAGCAGATGAAGGTCTTTATGATGTGCAGGAACTTATTGCATATTGTGCCCGTGTTTCAAATCCCAGTAATCAATTCAATACAGAAACGTCTGAAAAACTTATTAGGTATCTAATTAAGCATCAGCACTGGTCTCCGTTGGAGATGGTGTCTGCATGTATTGAGATTGAAACAACACGAGACATTGCAAGGCAAATTCTGCGTCATCGTTCGTTCTCTTTCCAAGAGTTTAGCCAACGATACGCAGATCCAACACAAGAGTTGGATTTTGAGATTAGAGAGACTCGCCTACAAGATACAAAGAATCGTCAGAATTCTGTTACATTAGATTTGTCTAATGCAGAAGATCGCGAACTTAATAATCTATGGCGCGAGAAACAACAAGAGATGATTCGCTTGGCGAAAGACACGTATACATGGGCAGTTACTAACGGTATCGCAAAAGAACAAGCAAGAGCAGTCCTCCCAGAAGGTCTAACTGTTAGCCGCTTGTACATGAACGGTACCTTGAGAAGCTGGATCCACTATATAATGCTACGAGCAGCAAATGGTACTCAGAAAGAACATTCTGAGGTAGCTCTGGCATGCGCTAAAGTGATCGCCGAAATTTTCCCAATGACAGAGGATTTAATAAATGCAAACTAAATTAGATGTAGCGACATTTATGCGGGCCGGCGGTCAAAATGTAGAGACTGAAAACGCAGGATTTTATGAAAACAGAATCCCACAAGCAGATCTATATTTTAACCTGGTAAAAGAAGAATTCGAAGAACTACAAGAAGCAGTTAACAATCGAGATATTATCGAAACTGCGGATGCCTGCGCTGACCTTATCTGGGTCGTCGAGGGATTGATGTACAGTCTTGGTATTGATCCACAAACAGTATGGGACGAGGTAGCACGCTCAAACAATTCCAAAACAGTAAATGGAAAACTTATTAAGCGTGATGACGGTAAGGTTCTAAAGCCCGACACGTTCTCCCCACCAAACATTCAAAAAGTACTAGGACTATAATATGATTTGGGCTCTGAGTCTAATACCTTCTTGGTTTTACCATGTACTAGTTGGTTTCGGACTCGTTGCCTACTTGGTTGGTACATTTCTAACAGCTATACCTGTTATAGGAAGAGATGCTGCAATAATTAAACATATTGGCATTCTCATATTCTGTATTGGCATATTCTTCGAGGGCGGTTATCTTAATCAAAAGGCATGGGAGGCAAGAGTAGCCGAACTGCAAGAACAGATTAAAGTAGCCGAAGAAAAGAGTAAAGAAGAAAACGTCAAGATCGTAGAAAAAGTAGTAACCAAACGAGAATATTATAAGGAAAGAGGAAAAGATATCATACAATATATAGATCGAGAAATCGTCAAGTATGATGAATCCTGCAAAATTCCTAAAGAGGTGGTAGACGCACACAACCGAGCAGCATCTTCCATGGAGCAGACAAAATGAGAGGTATATCTTTATTTTTAGTCTTGCTTCTTACGGGTTGCCTGCAAACGCCGGTCAAACGAAATTTTCCAGACGCACCAGATGTTCTAAAAGAAAAATGCCCGGCATTGGAAAAAGTTAAAGACGATGTTAAACTAAGTGAACTTACTAAAACCATTGCTATAAATTATACTACATATTATGATTGTCAGGTGAAAGTCGATGCGTGGATAGAATGGTATAAAGTTCAAAAAGAAATTTTCGATTCAGTAAAATAACAACAATTGGAGTAACTAATGACGCAAGAAATTGTGCATGGGATTAAAGTAGACTATACAAGAGATAATTTATTTGATGGCCTTGGTATTAAACGATTACAAGAAAGCTATATGCGGGATGACGAAAAATCCCCACAAGAACGATTTGCGTTTGTATCAAACGCTTTCGGAACAAACAAAGAACACGCACAACGATTGTATGAATATTCTTCCAAGCATTGGTTGAGTTATTCTACACCTATTCTTTCTTTTGGTCGCAGTAAACGTGGTTTACCTATTTCGTGTTTCCTTCCTTATCTTGACGATAGCGCAGAAGGATTGGTTTCCACATTATCAGAAGTAAATTGGCTCAGCATGCTGGGCGGAGGAGTTGGAATTGGAATTGGTATTCGTTCAGCTGATGATAAGTCTGTTGGTGTTATGCCTCATTTACGCACTTATGATGCTAGTTCGCTTGCCTATAGGCAAGGACGTACACGGCGTGGCTCTTATGCTGCTTATCTTGACATTTCCCACCCTGATATCCTTCTTTTTCTGGAAATAAGAAAGCCAACAGGCGACCCTAATATGCGTTGCCTTAACTTGCACCACGGTATCAATATTACAGATGACTTCATGCACCTTATTGAAAAATGTATGGTTGATCCCAACACTGATGATACCTGGGAACTTAAGGACCCTAATTCAGGCGAGGTAAGAGATACTGTATCCGCAAGAGAGTTGTGGCAACGTATTATTGATATGCGTATGCAAACAGGCGAGCCATATCTTCATTTCATTGATACAAGCAACAGACATATGCCCGAGTTTCAAAAGAAACTTGGTCTAAAGATTCGACAGTCTAATCTTTGCTCTGAGATTATTTTGCCTACAGACAAGCAGAGAACAGCTGTATGTTGTTTGTCATCGTTGAATCTAGAGTACTATGATGAATGGAAACAGGACAAGTTGTTTCTAAAAGACGTTGCTGAAATGTTGGATAACGTCTTGCAGTATTTTATCGACAACGCACCTGATGCTATTGCACGTGCAAAATATTCTGCAATGCGAGAACGCAGTATCGGTATCGGTGCACTTGGTTGGCACGCATATTTGCAGAAGAATGAAATTCCATGGGAATCTTCTTTGGCAACAGGTAGAAACATTCAAATATTCAAGCACATTAGAGAAGGGTTAGATGAAGCTAATATCGTTTTGGGTAAAGAACGGGGTGAAGCTCCGGATACTGTTGGCACTGGCAAGCGCTTCAGCCATATGTTGGCTATTGCTCCAAATGCTTCTTCGTCTATCATCATGGGAAATACTTCTCCTAGTATTGAGCCTCTTCGTGCTAACGCTTACCGTCAAGACACTCTATCGGGATCTTCTCTAAACAAGAATAAGTATCTTGATGCTATTATCAGAGACGAGGCGTCCAAGCATAAAGAAGGTTGGTATGACGAAGTTTGGTCTAGCATTATTGCTAATGACGGTTCAGCACAACATCTAGAATGGTTATCCGATTGGCACAAAGATGTATTTAAGACATCTATGGAAATTGACCAGCGTTGGGTAGTCCAGCACGCTGCCGATAGACAGCAATACATTGACCAGGCTCAGTCTGTTAATCTATTCTTCAGACCAGATAGTAACATTAAGTACATCCATGCTGTTCACTTCCAAGCGTGGAAACAAGGCTTGAAGACACTTTACTACTGCCGCTCTGAAAAGATCGGTAAAGCAGATAAAGTATCTAAGAAGATTGAGCGTAAGGTTATTGAAGAGCTTGATCTAAAAGCTCTAGCAACCGAAGACGTTTGCTTAGCGTGTGAGGGATAAAATGGAACGCAGACCATTACACTTTATTACGAGAGAAAAAGAATGGGAACTGATTCAAAAGCTGTTAACCATTGTTGATAGCTCTGAGTTTGACCCATCTGACACTGCGGTGTTGATGGTCTCGCCTGATTATTCTGCCACCGTTGCGATGCACTTGGCCCATGCCTGGTCTCGTAACGGTGAAATGCTTCCAATCATTCCCGTGGATGTTCCATATCCCGATGAAGGGTATGAGGCATATTATAATAAAATGCTTATGCAAGTAGATATAAGAATGTATAATAAACTTGTACTTGTGGAAGCAGGAATCATCAGAGGCGGGAATTGGAATTGGATAGTTAATCTGTTAACAGATAGTTGGGCATATGATCGTAAAGATTTGACTCTTGTTGCTATGTGTGAAAATGTTAACAGTAAAGTTAAGTCTGACTACGTAGGTGAGTACTACGATGACAGCAAAGAAGAATTGATGTTTTATTTTGAGAAATTTAACAAACACTGGCCTGTATTTTAAGGAGAGAAGATGAAAGTATTAAAGTTTCAAGCATCATGGTGTCAGCCATGTAAGATGCTTAGTCGTGTTGTAGAAGAAGCTAAAGACAAAATTACCGTTCAGATTGAAGAAGTTGATATTGATGAGAACACCGAGTTAGCAAAGAAGTTTAATATCAGAGGTGTACCTACATTGGTTATGGTTGACGATGCAGGCAACACGGTCAAGTCAAAAACAGGATATCTAAACGAAAAACAACTATTGGAGTTTGTAAATGGTTAAGAAGAATTCTCACAAACTAACAGATGAACGTAATAGTTTTAAGCCATTTAATTATCCATGGGCGTATGAGGCATGGCTAAAGCATGAGCAAAGCCATTGGCTCCATACTGAAGTTCCTATGCTTGAGGATGTAAAGGATTGGAAAAAGAAACTTACCAATGAAGAAAAGAAGTTTCTAACTCATATTTTCCGCTTCTTTACTCAAGGCGACATTGACGTTGCTGGCGGCTATGTTCGTAACTATTTGCCCTACTTCCCGCAACCTGAAGTAAGAATGATGTTGCTTGGCTTTGCTGCTCGCGAGGCATTGCACGTTGCTGCATATTCACATCTGATTGAAACTCTAGGTCTTCCTGAGACAATGTACAACGAGTTTCTTGAGTATGAGGAAATGAGATCTAAACATGATTATGTCATGGACATTGCATCTAAGAATGGTTCTAAAGAAAACACAGCAAAACATATTGCGGTATTCTCGGCATTCACTGAAGGTATGCAGTTGTTCTCATCGTTTATTATGTTGTTGAACTTCCCACGCCATGGTAAAATGAAGGGCATGGGTCAGATCGTTACATGGTCTATTGTAGATGAGACTCAGCATTGTGAGTCAATGATTAAGTTGTTCCGAACATATATACAAGAGAATCCGGAGATTTGGAATGACGAGCTCAAAGCACAACTGTATACAATCGCTGAAAAGATGGTGGAACTCGAGGACAGGTTTATTGATCTGGCATTTGGCATGGGCGGTATGGCTGATCTGGACGCTAGTGACGTTAAACAGTATATCCGCTATATTACTGATCGTCGCCTCATTAGCCTTGGCCTTAAGGGAATTATGAAAGTGAAAAAGAATCCTTTGCCTTGGGTGGAGGAAATGATTAATGCACCTACACATACTAACTTCTTTGAACAGCGTGTAACTGATTATGCCAAAGCTGCTCAAACAGGTAGCTGGGAAGAGGTGTGGGGTAAGGCTGCATAATGAGAAACTATCCTGACGGTAATTTAATTTCAGCCAAGTTACCTGCGGATTATGTTATTGCGCCCGGGGACAAGAAATGCGCCAGTTGTGGCAAATTTGTTCCCGGGACAAAATACTGTAAGACCTGGGATACAAAAGTTAGACCTAATTATGTGTGTAAAAAATGGATGAAAAAAGAAACGATCTAACTTATACAGATATCAGAAAAAATATTTGTAATGACTGCGAACATCGCAAACAAGTTATGGGTATAAATGTATGTGAAAAATGCGGTTGTGCCATTTGGGGCAAGACGTTAATTAAAGCATCCAAGTGCCCTATTGGTAAATGGGGAAGTGTTGATGACAAACAAAATTGATTATGCTCACATGAATGCTGCGGAACAGTATGGTAACTTATCATCTGCCCGTAGGTTGAAAGTCGGCGCCGTTATTGTCAAGGAAGATCGCATTATAAGTATAGGTTATAATGGTACTCCTGGTGGATGGGATAATAATTGCGAATACAAAGATTACTGTTTGAGTAAGGACTTTAACGGTAACTATTTTCCAGGAACTGAAGAAGAATATCCATTAGAAGATCAATACGGAAGATATAGACTTAAAACAAGACCAGAAGTAATTCATGCTGAAATGAATGCAATTGGAAAATTGGCGAAGTCAAGTGAGTCTGGAAATGAAGCAACGATGTACATTACTCATGCTCCATGCTTTGACTGCGCTAAGCTAATTCACGTTGCAGGAATTAAGCGTGTTTTCTATCGTAATACATATCGTAATACCGATGGTATAGAATTTCTACAAAAAAGTAACATTGAGGTGAAACAACTATGATTAATAAAAGAGTTGGAATTACATTCTCCACGTTTGATCTTTTCCATGCCGGGCATGTCATTATGCTTGAGGAAGCGAAAAGACAATGTGACCATTTGATTGCTGCGATCCAAGTTGATCCAACGCTTGATAGAGCCAGCAAGAATAAACCTGTTCAATCTATTATTGAGCGACAGATTCAAGTTGCTGCTTGCAGACACGTGGATGAGATTATTGTATATTCTACAGAAAAAGAACTAGAAGATATTCTAATGTCATTGCCCGTAGATGTTCGCATCTTGGGTGAAGAATACAGAGACAAGGAATTTACAGGAAAAGATATCTGCGTTAGACGTGGTATTGAGCTTTACTATAATAAACGAGACCACTTCTTCAGCTCTTCAGATTTGCGCCTGAGAGTTTACGAAGCAGAAGCAAAGAAGAGAGGAACAGCATGGCAAGAAAACAGCACCACGAATGTGTCGAATGTGACGCCGTCTTCAAGATAAATTTTGATCTTGATGACGACTATTACAAAGTAGGGTTCTGCCCCTTTTGCGGCGCAGAGATGGGTGAAGACCAACAGGATGAATACGAAGAAGATCCTGAATGAAAACCTGTCCAAAATGTGGAACTGAACATAGCAAGCCTGGCAAATTCTGTAGCCGGGCTTGCGCTAATTCACGACAATGGACTGAAGAACAGAAACAAGTTTTCTCAGAAAAACAAGCAGCATACATGGCCCGTGAGGAATCCGAGGGTCATCGTTACAAAAAATCTATCCAATCTTCGATGCTCAAACGAGCCGGTATCATGGGCACTGCTAAACCCATAGAAGACCCGGAAGATATCATGACTAACCCCGACGACTATTTCTTTGTTCCACCGAGGGACGAAGGCGACAATTTCTCAGATGGTAACGATTTTTGGGAGGTTGTGGATTAATAAATAATACTGATGCAACAATTAGTATTATTAAATGTGGTTATACAACGGTACGCCTTTAGATGAGATTCCTGAAAAAGCATACGGATATGTGTATTTGATTACCAATAATCTTTCTGGTAGAAAATACATAGGTAAAAAGCTATTCTGGTTCAAACGTACAAAAACAATTAAAGGCAAAAAGAAAAGACAAACAGTCGAATCAGATTGGAGAGAGTATTGGTCTTCATCTGACGAGCTAAAAGCAGATATAGTTAAACTAGGTGAGGAAAATTTCACCAGAGAAATACTACATATCTGCAAAAATAAAGGTATGTGTAATTATCTTGAAGCAAAAGAGCAGATGGTAAGAGAAGTTCTCGAAACAGATAATTACTACAATAGTCAGATTCAGTGCAGGGTTCATAGGACGCATATCAAAAAATGATTATTAAAGATTTAAAATTTAATCTTTCACCTAGTATGAAGATTAACTTTGCAGATGATGCAGATCCTTATAACTATAGCTACACTCTTGTTATAACACCCGATCCCACATCTCCTTGGGCCGGTGCGCCTTATTATGCAGGCGGTGAAAATCTAGAAACATATAAGGTAGAATTAAATACAAATGCTCCAGATGGTACTACCTATATTTGGAAACAGGTGGGAAGTTCTGGAGGGCTATATACAGATGCTGCTGACTTTGTAAATGTACAAACAACGACAATAGGTCCACTTTCTAATCTTCAAGTTGCCTGGGGAACAGCAGTTGTTATAAATGGGTACGCAACATGGAATTTGGTGTCTAATCCTGATAGATCTTCGCAAGAAAATAACGAAACCTTCGGAATACTTCTCTATCCCAATGCTAATTTAGATCCAGCTAAATACAACAATTTGGATTTCCCTTCTGGGCCGGTAGCACAATCTAATTACTTAACTGTTGTTGATGATTCCAAGATACTACCTACACCCACAACGATTGAATATCTACTCGTTGGCGGCGGTGGTGGCGGAGGAGGAACTGGCTGGTACTCGGGCAGTGGCGGAACTTCAGCGGGCGGCGGTGGTGGCGGTGGTGGTGTCAGAACCGGTAACGTAACACTTGCGGCAAACGTTAACTATACTGTTTCTGTGGGGTCGGGCGGTGCTGGCGGGTTTGGATTCCAAGATGGAACTAACGGAACAGGTTCATCTATTGCTGGCTCTGGAATAATTACTATCTCTGTTTCAGGTGGCGGCGGGGGTGCTAAGGGTGCATATTATGTGAACGGATCACAAAATTATTCTGGAAAAAATGGTAGTTCTGGCGGTGGTGGATCTGCTAGTGGCACGATAAGAGGTTTAGGTGGTTCCGGTATCGCCGGCCAAGGATACGGCGGAGGGTATGCCGGCCCATGGTCTTTTGCAACCTGGTGGCCTTCAGGTGGAGGGGGTGGTGCGGGCGGCGGTGGAGGAATACCAAGTTCTACTACACCGGGCTCAGGCGGCGCTGGCGTTACCAGCAGCATAAAAGGCACTGCGGGTCTTTACGGTCAAGGTGGGCCTGGCAACTATTCAACAAGAACTTATGACGCCCGCGCTCCAGGAACTACAGGTATGGGAGGTATGGGTGGTCCAGCCAATACTTCTTCAGATTATACTGTATATAGAGCGATGGCAGGTGCACCAGGACAAGTAGTTATAAGATATCCTTTAACTTTTAAAGAAGCTGACTATACTGGGATTGTACAGTATACTGAAGCATCAGGTTATAGAATCTACACTTTCTATAGTACGGGTACTATATCCTGGAGAGGCGGCATTTAAACAAACTTCGTAGGTGCGTTTGTTTTCATAGCCTGGTCTAGGTGTTCTAAAGTTTCGTTAATTCTGTTTTGATACAGAATACCTATACCTCCGCCCTTCTCACACCATTCCTCAATATTGGACATTCGATCATCAATTAAAATGTCTCCGGAGTTTGGCTCACACCACTTCCATTTATCTACACTGCGTGGGCCAAAGTTGACCTTATACCCAGGGAAATATTTTCGGCACCATTCGATCTTATCTTCCTGAGCAAGCGGAAGTGTTTTACGCAAAGGCAACGCAGTTAGAAACTGAGTATTATACTTTGATACCAGACTTGTGCAATATCCAACAAGATGTGTTGCGTGTTCCATTAGAGGTAAATCAAGATACAGCCGAGGGTGCAGGGCAATAATATTCCACTCCTCGGGTGAGATGTTATGCTGTGAACTTGCGTTAAGCTCACGCCCCAGAATTTGTCCAACCGTCATATCGAAGTCTGCAACGACTCCGTCCATATCCACATATATTTTACGCATCAGTATATCCTCTTTGCTTGAACTTGTCGGCTCGCCACTGCTTAACATTGGCTAAATTGTTGACAATTAATTTCTTATGGGTACAAGCCTTATACTGCTTGGGTGAAATATAAAGTTTGTGAGTGTTTAGATCAAAGTATGGCATACAATGGACGTAATCAAAAGTTTGCCGTGTGTACTCAGGAGCGCCGAATAGTAAAGTAATAAACGAGTCATTATTCTTAGTTGTGATTGCCTGCGAGGTAATCATTTTACCGTTGGTTCCGTATACCTCAGCGTATGCTTCATCCACATCTTTAATAAAGTCTGTTCTAGATGGGTGAGTAAGATACAGTGCAAACTTATCCATAGTATCGGAATCCTTGCAATAGAAATCCCAATCTTTTGGGGTCTCATTTTGTAGCAAAGATGCAATAGCTCCACCCGTCAAATAGGTATTCTTGAATAACTTCATTTCAAAACCCACGTAATCCCAAACCTTGTTGGAAAACATTTCTGAAAGATGAGATGTAATGTGCCATTTGACTTCACGAATGTGGTTTAGCTGTTCTGAGGTAAACAAATTGTCCATAATATTATTTTTTAAGTCTCAATATTTTTACGTCGCCGCTGGGTGTTATAAAACATCTGGCTCTGATAGTTAGGTTATTTGTTCTAGGGTCACTTTCAAAAGTCGTCTCAACCAAGCCATTTGAAATCATGTAGTTAGCAAGACCAGCTACAAGTTTTCTTTTTAACTCTTGCCTAAAATTATCTTCATTCTTAAAAGTATAAGCTTCATACTCATTCACTACCATAGTTGTAGTAATTAGTTTCCCGGCAATGGCAAGGTCAGCATTTTCATTATACTGAAGTTCATCATCCCAGTTATCTTGGTTAATGAAATTCTGAGCAGTTGCAATGGCCATATTAAAAATCAACAGCAGTTGTAATGGCGTTAACTCTATTTCTTAGATCAACAATTTTATCTTTGATATGGATAACAGTAGAGCCTACATTTGAAGTGTTTGGCATAACTTTTCCGTCATCCACGCGGCTTTCTTCGGCTATTGATTTTAGAATTGGAGATAGCTTTTGTCCAAGATCCGCGATCGCCATGTGCAATACCTCGAGTTCTTTTTCTGTTCGATCAAGATGATCTAGCAGACCCGCCGATTTAGATACAATAGCATCACGATAACCAATCTCGGCTTCCAATCCTCTGGCGCCAATTTCTGGTCTGTTGACTTTTGGGTATTCTGTATTTATGTACATAGTATATTCCTTTAAAAATTAAATTATAAAATAGACTGCACTATTGCTGTTGCTGCAGTTGTTCTTTTCGTATATCATAGAGATATAGATTTATCAGATATTTCAATGTCATTGGCTCATGCTCGACATTAGGTAGATTGTCTCCGTAACGCTCAAGTAACTGAGACAACACCTTTTGAATTTCTTCTTCTGTAATCATTTAAAATTAGTTTTCAAAGCATGAATCTTGTTTTGAATGTGAGCAATTTGTTCAACGATTAAATCAAATGCTATTGTAAAATTAGTTTGATTCGGCTCACCTATTGCGTGTTGTAATAGAATCTCACCTTCAATTCGCTTCAAATCAATTTCGGCTTCATATTTTCTTTTCAATGCGCCGATTAAGTCTTCTCTAAATGTCATTTTAATCTTTCAATATCTTTATGTTTCACCACCAGAATATAATGGATTTTATCCTCGTATTTAATTGGTAAATCTAAATGAATAGTTACTTCTGGGCCGTCATATTCATTTATTAGTCTATCATTGCCAACAGAGCCGATAAATGGTATTTTATTCCATTTACCTCTTACTCGGTCGCCTAATTCGTAAGTATGTTTATAACCACGCTCAGCATAATAATCAGATAATCGTCCCATAATCGCTCCTTAGATATCCTATTATATTATAGAAAACCGATTAAAATCTATAGAAAATGTGTTCAAAAACTGCTTGACCTAGGATCCAAACGGTGTTATAATTATAGCATGATGAGAAAAAAGCGCTCCGATCGTCGACACATCGTGTATCTGCTGACCAATGCAGAAACAGGTGACAACTATGTAGGTGTGACTCAAGGCTTTCGTCAGAAAGATCTTAAGATTCGTTTTCAGAAGCACGTTCGTCGAGCTCTAACCGAGAACAAGTCCTGGACACTTTGCGAGGCCATTCGTTGTTTCGGTGCAGAATCATTCGTGTATCAAATCATTGATGTTGTCAAAGGTAAAAAGACTGCACATGATCTGGAACGTGAATTAATTGCAGAATTTACCCCTTCTCTTAACACTCAATGAGGTGATCTATGAATGCTAATGATAAGCAAAATTTAATGTTTCTTTTGACTGTCCCTGAAGAAGGGCTAAAGATGTGGATGAAACAAGCTAGTCCTGATGACATAGATTACGCCATAGAGTTAGTAAAGGCATATAGACTAGCATTAGATGAAGCGGCGAAATACGATAATTTAGAGCCAGTAGACCTAAAAGAAGCGAACGATGTTCTAGCTAGGTTCAGACTCAGCAAATAACCAAAACCCCCGAAAGGGGGTTTCTTTTTGGCAGCACGCTCTGGGGATATAAATATTATAGAAAATTGTATTCCTAAGGGTGTAAATGACTACTAAAATATCATCTGATAATATTCAAACCGCTACACTTTCAAGTTTAGCCGGCGGTCCTAGAATAGCAAACATTCAAGTTGCCAACGTAAACTATTCTGTTCTAGATGACACTGCTGTATCGTTAGACGGCGGGTATCTTGTTATCAACGGTGCAGGATTCCAAAATGGTGCAACAGTTGTTATCAACGGTAACGTGGCGTCCAGTGTTTCTTTCGTCGATTCCTCAACACTAAGAGCAAACGTCGGCGGCAATCCTGCTGGAACATACATTGTTTATGTTACCAACCCAGATGGTTCTGCAGCAGTTAGAGTTAACGGTATAACTTATAGTGCGACACCGGGATGGGTAACTGATAGTTCATTGCCGCAGGGCGGGGTTGACTCTCTATTTAGTTTACAATTATCTGCTACATCTGCAACCACCTATTCGTTACAACCCGGTAGCAGTCTACCTAGTGGCTTAACCCTTGCTGCTAACGGATTAATAAGTGGAACAGTAACAGGATTAAGTGTAGATACTACCTATAACTTTACAATCATTGCAACAGACGCAGAATTGCAAGATAGTCCTAGAGCGTTTAGTGTAACTATAACAGTCGGCGATCTATACTGGAAAAACGTTACAGCAATGATAACCCCTGTAATGGGAACGGTGCCATTTAATGATGACATTAGTACAAATAACGCAAACGTTCTAATATTCGGAGATACAAAACCCACTAACTTTAGCCCATACAGACCAGGATATTATAGTAATTTTTTCAACGGCACTACCGATTTTATAACTGTAGGTTCTAGTACTAACCTTGCACTTGGTTCAGGCGATTTTACAGTTGAGATGTGGGTCAACCCATCATCAGTTGCAGTTGCTCAAAACATAATTTTAGATTGGAGAACATCTAACAACGGTCAACCAATCTTGTATATGGTTAACGCCCAGGTGCTATGGAGAGTTAATTCTGCGACCGCTATAACGAGTTCTATCAACCTTGTAGCTAACGTATGGCAACACGTTGCGTTGGTAAAACGGTCGGGTACAACGACACTATACATAGATGGTAGATCGGCAGGTTCTTTCAGTGATTCTAACACATATGCGAATGATAGTTTAAGAATAGGTAAAGATTGGCCAGGGTCTAGTAATTATTGGAACGGCAGTTTAGCAGATGTTAGAATCGTTAAAGGTACTGCGGTTTATACTGGCAACTTCACACCTCCGACAGCCCCACTAACAGCAATAACAAACACTCAGTTATTAACCTGTCAGTCTAATAGATTTATTGATAACAGCAGTAACGCATTTGTATTGACAGTTTCTGGATCTCCTCAGATAAGATCCTTTACGCCTTACCAACCTAGCTCAAGTTACAGTACATATGGTAGCACATACTTTGATGGTACTGGTGACTACCTAACTGCTCCAGCCGGCTCACAATTTCAATTTACCGGTAACTTTACTGTAGAGTATTGGGTGTATTTAAACAGCGTTGCTGGCGTTCAAGATTTTGTCGGCAACTATGTTAATAATGCATCACCAGACTGGACAATAATATTAAACGGGTCAAAATTTCAGTTCTATCCTAGCAGCGCCGCAACGTTTGTAGAGTCGGGAACAGTGGTTGCAAATACTTGGTATCATGTTGCTGCGGTAAGAAGCGGCTCTACCTGTTCATTGTATGTCAATGGAATATCAGTTGGCACACCTTTGACATTTTCTGGAACACTGGGGGATGCAACAAGAGCGGTATATATTGGCACAAGATCGGGTACTGGCAATTGGTTAAACGGTTATATGTCAGATGTTCGCATAGTTAAAAGCGCAGTGTATACTGCTAACTTTACTCCACCTACTGCACCGTTAACAGCAGTAGCCAATACAAGTTTACTAACATTACAAACTAACCAGCCGGCTACTAATAGTGTATTCTTAGATAGCAGTACAAACTATACAGCCAACATTGTAAGAAACGGTAACGCAACACAAGGATCACGTAGCCCATATGGTATAAA